CCGCTCTGCTTCGCCGGCGAGAAGTACAGACCTCGTAGGTACGCGAGCTCGCTCGCAGCTGCCGTGGCCCACTTCGATTTCGGCGCCTTCTTCATTTTTTTCCCATTCCACACGTGAAGGCGCCTCCCATCGCTGCTGCCACTGCGCGCCCAGTACATAGGATCTGCCAGCCAGTCGTCAAGTGGCACATACTCACGCTCCGTGCGAGCCGCGACCTTCCAGCGACTAAAGCCGAGGGCCAGCACTTGCTCAATGTGATCACCACCACTCGCGTGCATAGGCTCCGGCCCTGAGACCCAGTCACCCACCTCTGTGCGAAAGTCATCGATCTCAGCGGCAGGCTGGTAGTCCCGCAGCAAGTGCAGGTAGGCAATAATCCTCCAGTGCTGACCAAACCGTGCGCCATACTTCACAACAAGATCGCTGAGTGCCTTCAACTGGCGCTGCACATCGTCACGCGTCACACTGTAGAGGTGCGAGACCCAGCGGTCGACAGCCGCGCGCTCCGCGTCGCTCCACACGCACCACGCCGCACTCCAAACAACACGCATGTCTGCCGGCCACATGCGGAACCTGTCGAGGATACGATAGGAACGGAACCGCAACCGCGCCGTAGCGTCGTCGCCTAGTTCCTCGAGCACACGCCCCCACCCTCCTCCCGACCCCTTCACCATCCACGCAACCCGCGTAACGCTCGAACGTAGCCACCCACATACGTCTTCCAAGAACGTGCCCTCAGTCGGCAGGAACTGATCGCCTGCTACCTCGCGCACATTCTCAGCAAGGTCGGACTGGAATGCCCTGCGCTCGGGACGTAAACGCGCCACTCTTGTGGCCCAGCTCACTGGCTCGGGGGTGTCCCCGCGAGCTGAGCACTCGCGCCCCCTGCCGAAGCCCCCCCCGACGCCGCCGCTCCAGTCGTGGTGTGCGATGCAGCTGCGCTCGAAGCACCGCCGCCGGTGGACGTGGTTGCGCCCGGGGCATGCTCGCTCCCTGCGTACGCGTCGTCAAGTAGAGCACGCACCACTGGCTCCACCACAGAGTATCCTAGACCTGACGTGCACGCGTCGTCTGCCCTCGAGTGGTAGACCCACAGGTATGGGAAGTACTGCTTAGGTCTGCGTGGCTGCGTGGCACCGCGGTCGATCATCAGGCGGGCGGCTCTGCTGCCGTATATGCGTGGGAACGGACACCCCAGCGCCAACGACCCCTTTGCCTCTGTGGTAGTGCGCTCACACATGAAGGCTAGCACGGAGATGATGTTAGGGGATAACACAGGCATATGCAGCAGCGAGCTCTGAGTATTCCCATCGTTGAGCAGGCGCATGGCACCGCAAACGGATGGCTGGGTAGGGGTGAGGCAAGTTAGCGCCAAGTTCGACAACCACGTCTGCCACTCCAGCTGATCCGCGCGCCGACACTCCAACGGACCGTCGAAGACGTCGCCGTCAGCTAACCCGCCACCTGCACGCCTGGTAAACGCTGGCAAGGCCGGCGAAGTATAGCTAGTGGGTAATAACGCAGACAGATAACC